CCACCAGCAATATCAAACGCATCACCCATTTGAGTTTCAGTAGGACTTTGCTCCCCTGTAAACAACCTCTTAGGTGTGCTTACTGTGTCTGCTACACTCTCACCTACAGCTTTACCTGCGCTTACTAACTCATCCTTTGTAGGCAACCTTGGGTCATCTGCAAACTTCTTTATTGCAGGTACAACATCCTCTTTAAATTTAGTACGAGATGTACGTTGATCAGGATTGCGAGATACAGTATAAGTGTTACCTAGTATAGTTCTAAATATAGGCGTTTCACCCTCTCCAAAACCGCCTACTTGTTTGTCTGTTACATCTGCATCTAAAGGTCTTTCATAAAAAGGTACAGACGATAAGCCTAAACTCTCTTCAGTTTTATCTTCTTCTTCAAGCCTCTTTGACTCAGCATCGTAATATTCGTCTGCTGTCATTGCGCTAGGGTGACTTCTTGTAATACCGCCTTTGTTTAATCCTATAGGAGTAGTTATAGGTGTAGGAAGCATGGGAGTTACATTGGGTCTAGGAGGTTTAGCGTGTTTTATGCTACGACGCTCTTTAAAAAACTGACCAAATGTAGGATTTTGTTTAGCTAACTCTTTTGTTAAATTTAAAGTAATATCATTTCTAGTAATTCTTCTAATTGCAACTATATTTTTTTTGTTATACAAAGATTCTTGATCTCTTAAAGAGACTTGACCGCCTTGATTTCCACCAACAACATTTACTAAATCGCCACCTTGTTTTGTAATTCTATCTCCTGCATAAAAAGCTACATGAGTACCTATGTTTTTTCCATCTTTAGGCTTAAAATCCCAAACTATTATGTCACCTTCTTGAGCATTCTCAAGGCCGTCTACTTTAGTTCCATAATTTCTGTAAGCATTAGCAGAACGTCTAGGACCATAGTTACCTTGGTCAGGACCAAGAGTATCTACACCCAGATTAGTAAGAACATGATGAACAAAAACTGCACACCAAGAATGAAGAGTGCCATTTGATTTTTTTGGATTAAAGCCGGGACTAGCTTGTTTAAAAAAACCTATAATAGCGGCTTGATGATCTTTGTTACTTGCATCTAGCCCTGTTAAAATTTTACCTGTTTCTGGATGCTGTAAAAGATAACCCATATTTATTATATACTCAATAGCACCCCTAAATGAGTTTTCATCTACTTCATTACTCTCAGGTCTAAGTTGTGGGCGTAAAGAACTTTCTGGTGCAACACCGTAGGGTAGGGTACGATCAACAGATTTTGGTCTTAGTTTAGGTCTAAGACTTTCTACAGGTACAGGTACGCCTCTTTCATTTAGCTCTGTTTTTAAAGGTGGAGGTACATCTTTTTTCATACCATAATTATCTAGTATGTTTACAAATGTATCAGATGTACCAAAATCTGTAAGAGGTGATCTAGTAGACTCTTCTATTTGACTCTCTAGTTCTTTAGGTAATTGAATTTGTTCCTCTTGCGATTGTTGAGGGGCAAGCATATTATCAGTTTGTGTACTTAATACATCTTTTTTAGCTTCAGCATCATAGTATTGATCTGCTGTCATAGCACTAGGATGACTTCTGAAAGGACTTCTAGCCATTAGCGTTTACCTTTAGTCTTAACTGTTTAAGTGCAGTCAAAGCGTGTACTGCACCCTGCATTCTATTCATAACCATAGGGTCATCCGTTTGTGAGAACGTTTTATAACTACTCTGAATGCGCTCTTCTAGTTCAGCATCAAAAGCATCCCATAAAGGTTTATCGTTTACTAGTTTTTTTAGTTGGCTCATTTCTTAGAAACCTCTCCCAAAGCCTCTACAGTCTCATCTTTAGTTTTAATAATTTTAGCTGCAGCTTTAGCAAGCATAGAAGCAACACTCATTATTGTGGCCTTCCAGTAAATCCTTGCTCTCCCGGCGCAGGTGCAGAGCCTAACCCTATGTTACCTCCACCACCGCCTGATGTGTCGCGTGGGCCTGTAGGAGGTGCGCCTGTGGGCCTAGCTCCCTGTTGAGGTGGGGGTGTACCTACGGGAGGGACTCCACCCTCTTGTGGCGGCTGTGGTAGCGGCTGCTGAAACTGTTTAAGTATCTCTGCTTGTACTGCAGCGTCCTGTAGACTGTTTGTAACTTTCTCAGGGTCTAAGTCCATGCTAACTGCAATCTCACGAATAAGATAATCCATCTTAGCAAACGGTGCAAGTACAGGATTTTGTGCTACTTGCAAGAACTGCATCAAACGTTGGCTACGCACTTCGTTAGCCATCAAGCTCTCAGTACCTTGTGCGCGTACCTCTAAGTCACCCTTAATCTCAGGATCAAAGTCAAACTGCATGTTGAAGTTAAAGAACGCTTTACCTAGAGGCTTAAGCATATAGTCATCTACGTTCTTAATTACATTCCGTATAGAACCATTAGCAGCAGACATGAGCATACTAATGCCAGAAGCTGTACGTCCGACACCTTGCACCCCTGTCTGACCATGAGCAAAACTAGGAAAGCCTGTACTCTCGTCTGCTAATACACGTGCCTTGTCAAACATCTGCATATTCTCGCCTGACACGTTAGGAAACTTAGTACCAAAAATAGCTTGTCCGGGCGCACCCCCTTGTCTTCTAAAGACTTTTCCGGGATACACGCTTAAATCTTGGCCGGGAACTAGGTTAGTTTCATCTACTTCAATAAGCATATTACCACTTAAGGCTGCATTATCTACAGCCATACGCATAAACCCATTCATAAGAGTCTGTGTGTCATCCATATTCTCAGCTATACCTACACCAAAGAAGCTATAGGGATTAAGCTCATAAGGTACAGCGTAGTAAGGAATAAGTGCAGGTTTAAATGGATTCATAACAAGACGCAAGACTTGGTTATTACACACCCAAATGTTTACGTTTACTTGTTCTGTATCTTTTAGCTCTTTAGGAATGTCTACATCGTACTCTTCTAAGACTTCTCTATCTACAAAGCCCCAAAACTCATGTACTTCATAACGCTCCGCTTTACCGCTTTGAGCGTCATCCTCCATTGCTTGCTCCCACCACTTCTTCTCGTAGGACTCACCCATACCGAGGGCTTTATCAATGGCGTTATCACGAAAGAAAGGTCTACCTTTTAAAGCACGAACCTGTGAGCGTGACATTTTGTGTCGCTCAACAATATACTCAGCCTCATCCATATTAGCAGCATCAGGATCAGGGTAGAAGTTCCAAATAGAAACGTGGCTAGTAGATGGCACAGTTTTGATACTAGGTTTATATTCACCAGAGTCATCCCAATTAGGGTACTCTTTATTTACAGCAAACGGACCCTTCATAATGCCTGTACCAAACAAAGCAGTCTCAAAAGCAGCTAAACGTAGTTGTTTATTAGCACCTGATTCCTCTAGTTGGTCATGTACTTTCTTCTCCATCTTCTTAGCTGCATTAAGCGCAGGATTAAAAGTAATACTTGTAGGTAGTGTACCTTGTCCTTCAATTAACTTATCTTCTACAGGCTCAAGTTTCTGAGCCATGCTACCTAGACGTTCACGCAAGCTATCCAATGTTTCGCCCGGTTGCAGCTTTGCATCCTCAGAACTAAACATAGAAGGCGAAAAGGTCTCTTTTAGTTGATCTATGCCTTGTTCTGCTTGAGGTGATGCATCAAAGTGTACAGACTCAGCTATACCTTCTGGTAGTTTAGTAGGGTCTATAGCAAGAGGAAACTTATGACTACCAAATAGTACATCAACAATCTGACCATATGCTGCCAATGTTTTAGTCTTAGTTACCTTGACAAATACGCGAGACTTTTCTGTTTCAGTAAATTGTACTTCATTGTTGTACATGCCACGGTAATTGCGGTACGCATCCATCCAACGCTGTTCATCTGTATAACGTGCATCTTCTGCCCGTTTATAACGATCCATTACCAAGTTAATAATGTGACCCGTCTTAGGATCATGCATACTCTCAGAGGTAACGTCCTCAATGTGAGAGGACTCGCCTGACTCTAAGTTAGTTTCAAAGTCTGTTGTGAAATCATCTGGGTCCATATTTAATATCCGAATACTGGATCAGCAGCTTGAAAACCGCTTCTCTGTGTTGAAGGGTTGAAATCCCACAAGGAACTTCTAGGTCTTGTCATGATACCATACCTAAGAGCATCGTACAAGTGATCTTCTGCGTTAGTATCTACGTCTTCAGGGTTACGCTTATCTAAAGGAATACTAGGTATTTGCGCTATGCAGTTGGTGCAGGTAGAAAAGAATACGAGTTGGGGTTCCTCAGTAAACTCATCTACCTGCAAACGACGGTGTATCTCATTTTTTCCTGACACCCTAGAACCTTTAGAACGATCTGAAGGTCTCCAGCGACAGCCCTTCATAATCATTTGCTCTGCTAGACTAGGGCCAGTGTCACCTCTTTTATGCCAGAGGGACGAGTCCAACACGCCGTATCTTATGGTGCCATCGTCTGCCTCTGCCTCTAATATCAAATCCGCTAAGTCAGTAGCAGTAACTTTGGTGACATACATTTCCCTATAAACTACAAGCTGCTCTGATGGAGACACAGCAAACCACACAACACCTGTCCAACTGCCGTACCCATAATCGCAAGCTCTGAACTTCGCCCAGCTATTAGGAATATCGTAAGGCTCAACAACGTGAACTTTTCTGTTGAACTCAGGGAACGCTGCACCCTCATTAACATCCCAGTTTCCTTCTAATAACTGCTTACGTTGATGCTCTGGCATAGACAACAACATAGTCTCATAATCGCCGCTGTCAGCTAAATACGGATTGTCAAACAAACTTGCAGGTATAAACCTACGCTTAAATAAAGGTTGACCTTCTTTAGTGTGACCTCTAGGGTACTCTAAACGGTCTCCTGTCTCAATATCTGTAGCCCAAAAAGGCTTATTAGGCTTAGACGGGTCAATAAACATTTTCTTAACCCATTGATGCCCAACAGAACCGGGGTTTGTTGTAGCCCTCATGTACAAGCCTAACTCAGGTGATGCACTACGTAAACGTGACCTCATATAATTCCACGCAAAAGGTGTAGCCCACTGAGTTAACTCATCAAATGCAATATAGTTAAACGCCTGTCCTTGATAGCGCATAACGTCTTGGTCTTTATCTAGGTAACTCATCCAAATACGCCCACCTCTAGGTGTAACCCATTGAGACTTGCGTTCTGACCACTTGATGCCCGGAATTGCTTTAGGGTACAACTCTTGACTTTTCTGTATAAGCTCCCTTAGTTCCTCTGTAGTGTGACGTACAAGCAAGCCACTAAAAGCATGGTGATTTAGGTTGCGTAAGGGGTCAGCTAGTGTAGCGTAGCTTTTACCGCCACCTGCTGCACCCCCGTACAACACCTCACGCTCACCTGAAGCTAGAAAGTCTGTCTGTGGCCCTGCATTAGGCTGAAAGACAATGTTTTGCGCTTCCTCTACATCAAATGGCGCAGGTATTACTGTAGCTGGAATTGTTTCACGTGAAACATTTTTACTCGGCTGGACAGGTGTAGTAGCCTGTTCTTTCTTTTTCAAGCGTTTCGTACTGCGTGATCGCTTCTTGGAGCCTTTTGGCAAGCTCACGCTTGATTCTAGCAGTTGTTTTACGTTTTCGCTCAAGGTCTACTCTCTTCTTTAAGCCCATGTGAGATATACTTTTGCCTGACTGTGTAGTTAACCAAGCAGAAACTTCTCTATAACTATATTGCTTTAAGTGCTTCTTTGCAAGCTCTAATAGTTCTAACTCTTTCTCAATAGGGTTTAACCAACGTTCATCGTTTGGGTCTATCTCGTAACCAAAAGGTACAAACTTTACTAGCCTTGGTATTCTTTCCCAATGTCGTAGCTTCTTAGGCTTAGGTAGCATCCAATAACCTAAGTCATTAAACGCAAAGTGCCTAGTCATCATTACTTTCTTTAGGGGGCAAGATAAACAAACCACCACTAGCCTCTACTGCAACCTTCTCAGTCTTAACTACACCAGCACGATCTAGTATCTGTCCTGCTGCAACCATCTTTTCTTTAATACCAAGCTGAGTAGGGTCAACCAAAGCACTACCGTAAGCAACCGCAGCTTTAGGCCCAAGACGCGCCATGTAAGTCTTTGTAGCCTCAAATATTTCATCCTTTAAGCCTTCTATAATAGCTTTTGTAGATGAACCATCAGCATAACCTGCAAGCTTCTTAGCTTGTACAACATCACCTTGAGCCTCGTCAAACAAGACCTGCATAAAGAGTTGTTGTTTTTCGTTCAGTACCCTACTCATGTTACTCTCCTGTACGGCTTGGAAGCTTTAGCCGCTTTCTTAGGTTGCTTAGAAAACTGCTTACCTTTTGCTGTATCTGCTCTTTTTTTCGCTGAAGACGCAGCGTAAGACTTAGAATCCATAGCTTTAATAGCACTAGCTGGCAAGTAACGCTCCCCTGTAGCCTTTGGACCTTGCGTAGAAGGTTTACCACTTTTAGTTCTCCAATCCTGCTTAGTCCACGACTTAAGGCT